TTTTTTTTTATTATTATTATTATTCCAATTCAACAGGTTCATCTTCCCATGTAAGCTCACGACCTATAAGTTTCTGTATAGAACCTTTTGGAAGAATAACTGTATAATCTAATCTATTACAATCAGGATCAAACTCAAAATTATCCCAAAACGAAAGAACTTCTATAGCTTTTTCCCTATTCATTTTGGGCGGACTATTATATATTTCTTCACTATACCTTTTACCATCTTTATCAATTTTACAACTCGATCCACTATAGAAACATCTATCACATTCTACAGGATCACATTTCTTATATCTATTATAATATCCATTTCTGTATAAAGAATATTCTGATATTATTTCCGTCCCATCCTTATCAACTGCTAGATATGCCATACTATATAATTTATTTCTTCAATGTTACAAATAATTTTACTCTTACTTATAGTTCATAAATTTGTGGAGCATGAGGGATTCGAACCCTCGTCTTACTAACTTTTAATAAAAGAATTTCACATGTTTACCACTTTGATATGTAGTAGGTTCTCTACTGGGGTCAACCGATAGTTGACAGATCCACCACTCTATTTAATCTAATAGAGAAATCTTCATAAGGAGTTATAAGAATTAAAATTGAAAGGGTCACACCCTCTGTATACACCAGACAGCTTGCTCCTTGACTAATAAACAAACTATGATCAATTAAAGGTGTATTGAAAGTAGGTATAGCCTTATTAACTTCCTTCTTGACTCTATTGTTCACCTTTCTGTTTCCAAGCAAGTGAGGCTCAGCCTATAAGTTAGGCGGCAGCTCTATAAGTGTTGCCAGTTAAAGTTTTGATGTCTTTCCATCAGTCTTTACATGTTCTCTTACCAAATAATTAGCAATCAAAACCAAATCATGCCCCGTATTATAGTGGAAGAAGTTGCCAATACTGATTTTTGCTGTATATAACATCTTCTTCCACCTATAGTCAATCCTTTTTCATTTTTCTTACTTTCTTTCCAGATTTCATTTTCTCTATCTTTTTCACCTGGAGTTCTTTATTGCTATAATCATTAATATTTATTCTTTTCATTTTTCTATTTAGTCTTATTGAAAAATAATTTGAATATTGTTCTCCAAATACTAGGATTTTTACTTTTTGGTTGTTGAGTGTTCTCCATTACAGTCTTTCTGTTATAGTTTACACTCTTCTTCCCTACTGTGATAAAGACAGTATTTGTCTTGTCATTTGAGTCTTTCCCAGATAGGCAATGATACCACCTGTTTGCGATACTTTTTGGACTTCTGTTTATTTTAATAGCTACTTCTCTGAAACATTCTGATAAATTGTGAGGGTTTTTCGCTACTGTACTAAGGATAAGGCTGTCTTCTTCCTTAGTAAATCTTCTTTTAGTTGTCATTTTCTTTAGAATTGGTTAAAAATATAAATAGTTATAGTGGCTCCTCCCAGATTCGAACTGGGATTAGAGGCTTAGAAGGCCACTGTTCTTTCCATTGAACTAAGGAGTCTTTTAAAAATGATAGTCTATTCCTATCAGTCAAATAAACAAAAATCTTTATTGAATCTGAGAAAGGTATAAGTGTTTTGCTATACGTATAATTGCTATTGAACCTATATTACTCCTATCTTTCATGGGCTTTTTGTATTATTATGATTTCCTGCGCACTCCTAATAGGAATCGAACCTATATCTACTCTCTAGAAGAGAATTGTTCTATACATTGAACTATAAGAGTGTATATTGCCTATGTTATCTTTTTTTTTATTTGTTTAACCATTTATCTAGAGTTAATTTTTTCAATTCTTCTTTAGAAATAGTCTTGTAACAGATATAACACATGGATATTATTATAGTTATGAAGTGTAGGAAGTACCCATTGTCATATATGCTATCTACTCCTGCTAAGAAGAAAAAAGACAAAAGGAATGTTACATATAGCAACACTCCTTTTATAATCAGTTTTATGACTCTCATCTTACTTACTTTTTTGAACTATTATCTTGTGCTGTAAGATATATAAAGAATGCTCCTGTTAATAACAAGCATAAGATTGTGTAATAAGTTTCTTCCATGGTTATTTCCATATTATAGTTACTGTGTTTTGTATTAAATGTGCTTCTTGTTCTGTTATTGGAATTAACTTATCAAAACATTTAATATAGGCACATTTTATTTCTGTATAACTCTCAATTACCTTTATATTTTTGGTATGATGCTCCAAGAGATAGCTTATATATATCTCTCTTGAGAGTATGTAATTATCTGAACTACATATTCTCGACTTTCTAAATTTAGTTCTTGACATAGTTTTAATTGTTTGTTAGTCTGTTATTTGCATTTTACACCTAAAACTTATTGCAACAAGTATACTCATTATCTCTCGATTTATATAAATCTGCAAGTAACATTGTCATTATCTCTCATAAGAAACTGGTGTCCTCAATGACTTGGAAAGTTATTAAGTTTTTAATGAATCCCTATAAGGGATAATTTATATATTAATCATCATAAGGTCTGACAAAAGTATATACATATACATTAAGTTCTTCATTATATGAGAACTTATAGTATACATGAAGAGCATTTAATATGGAAGGTTCTTTATCATTTTTCAGTTGATATAAACCTTCGTTCCATATTGCTTCTTTCTCATAACCAAGTTCACTCTCCATAATAGAAGCAATGGCTTTTCTTGCATGAGGATAATTCTCATCGTTTGTCTTTATATGATATACTTTGTGTTGAGTATAGTCATTATTAGACAATTGTGGCTGATACTCTATCTGATAAAGTATACCATTATAGAAGTGTTTGGACATTTTTAGGAGATTTGATTCTATAATGTGTTCAGTAAATTTAGTTATATTTTACAGATAATACTTAAGAGAGTATAATCTGCTAATCATTCTTATTTCGTACTAGACTTTAATAGTTCAAACCTGTTAGTATAAATTACTATTAATACTAAAAGGATTGAAACTATTAAAGCTTAGAGGAATAAAAAAAAGGGTACATAGTACCCTTTCTTTAGAATGATGCAAGTGCAGGTGCTCCACCATTACCCTCTTCATGTAGAAGCCAGAAGCTATCTCCGTCAGGAGTAGTAACATTGCTGAGCATAGGATTTGTGGGAATTCCTTTTGATGCTACAGCTCCAGTACTACTTCCAAATGTAAAGAAGAGTTTGTCTGTCTTAGGATTCCTCTTAACATCAATGCGTGAAACATGCATTTTGTCCTTAAATTGCTCAACAGTTAAAGTTGCATTGAATACAAGATTCTTTTCCATAATGGTAATAATTTAATTGTTAGATAATAAGTTAATACCGGGGGAATATCCCCACTGGCTAAGTGATGGGGGAGGTGTGGTTGGTGTACATCTCTCTCATATAAAACAAGCCAAGAAAAAAAATAAAAAAAAATAAAAAATAAATTTTTCATAGCACCGAAATAAAATCTCACTAAATAATTTGCATATATTATTTATTTTGCTTACATTTGTACCTGTTGAGAATATCTACAGTTCTTATCTCTCCAGAGATTCATACCATAAAGTTGATGTACAGGCTTTGGAGATGAATAGGGTAGTAGTTCCAAATAGGAATGAGGTAACCCCTATACAAAAACTGTCTTAGTTATAAGGAGTGGTAGCCTACCAATGTAGATGAGAAAAGGTTGAGGGTAAAAGGCTCTTGGGGTAAACCGCCCACTATGAAATTCTAAGATAAGGGGATATAGTAATATATCCTCTAATGGATTTAAAAAAAAATTAACAAATCCATAAGGGATAACTATACCCTAAAGGAAATAAAGTAAAATATAAAATAAAGGAAAAGTAACATGAAAGAAATCATTGTAGGAAGTAATGATAGCAGATCATATTTACCTTCATCAGGCATGCTATCCAAACTATGGCACTCTCTATTCTCTAGAACCCAATCCAAGAATATTTTCGAACAATTGGAGACCTATATTAACGGAATTAAAATATCCTGTTTTGATTTAGTAATAAGCTTTAACCAAAAGACATTAAAGTGGGAATTTTCCAATAAGAGATTTAGATATAAATCTAATTATACATTATTTGATATACTTGATCTCCTACAAAAGGAGAACGTATATATTAGATCAAATCTAGGGAAAGTATCTTACATAGAAGATAATGAAGGATTTATACAGCTATGTAAATATTTGGAGAAAAATTATCCTAAAATTAGATTCTTCGGAGGATATAGGATAAAAGATGGTAAGCAGCTCTATAAATTTGATTCAGATATAGTGGATTCAGATATACACTTATGGATAGCTTCTTCAATGAAAGATTCTAAATGGTATGAGAAGGTACTTCCGAAATTGTACTCCAGAAGAAAGAATAAAGAAAATTATTTAAAGGTAAAACCAGGAATAAACTTGTTCGATTTTGTATAAAATTCATAATCAATTATAATGTATAAAATACAAGAAAAATTAGATGAGATAATAAAGAACCAAGAGATCCTTAATAAAATTCAAGTGGCTATTTATGATCTATTTCTAAGGATAGAAAGTAAAATGCCATCTGGGGAAAAGAGTTCTTAAGAAATTATTTAGCGGATATAGCTGGAACTATAACAGCAGAATTAGGATTAGTCGATATATTGAATGAGATAAAGAAAGGATAAGAAAACTTATGAAAAAATTAATTATCGAGTGTAATGGAAATATAGTTAAAGTTAATTTGACTGTAAACAATACATCAATTATAGATTCTTATAAGATAAAATCAGTGAACGATATGATGGATATCTTAGATAAGATAAGAGAATCTAGTAAAGAATTTTATGCAATACATCATAGAGGTATTATTGGAATGATAAATGAATGGAGAGCTCATAATCTCCTTTATAATTTGCATATAAAGAGAGATAGAACAGGAACTGTTGATCTTAATAAAGATCAGAGTATATGGGCGAAAATAGCTTATGCTATATTATCTTTCCTATATTTTTAACATAAAATAACAAGAAATTATTTGTATATTTAAATAAATATGTCTACCTTTGTAGACACATAAATGATATAACTATTATGTATGAAGATATACTATTAACTCCTTTAGATTCCTCAAGAAAAGGAGAAGTAAACAGTACTCAGGATTTATTTATCTCCTTCTTGAATAAATTGGAAGGATGGAAAACTAAATGTAAAAACCTTCATTGGGCTGCTCCCAAGAAAAACATTCATGTATATCTGGATAAGTTCCTAGATATTTTAGGAGATTATCAAGATGGATTGGCTGAAGGTTATATGGGAATTCTAGGAAAGATGCAACCTAATGTGATAAAGGGAATACCAAGTGATACATTGAATGCTATGGATTTCATAGAAGAGGTAAAAATAGATACTTTATCATTTTATGATAAAATTCCCCAAGAAACTGTGTATAAAGGTATAACATCTGAATGTGAGACTTTTATCCAAAATATTAATAAGTATAAGTACTTGTTTGGTTTATGTGATATTAGACCTTATTAATGTGTTGCTCCCTTCTTCTAACGACTAGGAAACCAGTTTTGTACTCTGGGAATAAAGGTTTGAATCCTTTAGGGAGCTCTAAGTTTTTATTAGTTTACTAAGGCAATGGAAGTGAGAAATGTAATGAGTGTATTCATTGGGAATACAGTGAGAGAAGTTATTAACTTTGCTAACAATAATTCTATATCTAAAGAAGATATAGTTTCAATAATGAAAGACAAAGACCAGATATATCTTATTTATTATAGACATATCCCAATTTAAAAGAAAGCTAATATGGAGAAGCAGGAAGTAGTAGAAAGAGAACTAATGCCTCAAGAAGAGTTTGAGAAGTACATAAAAGATAACAGTGGATTGAAAACTTTTGAAGCTGTTGGAAGATATAAATCTGTAAGGAGAGCTATTAAAAGAAATCATGTAACTGGGGAAGGGGTTCTCATTCCAAGAAGGCCTTTCAATAATAGAGCTAATACTAGTAAAAAGAAAAAAGCTCATAGTAGAAGTGTGAACGAATACAAGAAGAATATTTATGGACAACTTATTAAATACTACAAAAGAGAAGCTCAGTAAAGAAGACTATGAGAAGATTCCAGTAGCCTATTGTAGAAACTGTCTATCTTTAAATATCATGAAGATAGATGATGATGATCCAGAACTTGACTATTGTGATGAATGTGGAAGCACATCTGTCTTAGTAACAAATATAGATAAATGGAGAGAATTATATAAAGAGAAATACGGGAAACATTTAATATAAATAGTATAATGGAAGAGAATGTAAAAGATACAGCAGTAAAAGAGAATGCAAAAATGAGTTATGAGCAGTTAGAGAATGTAGCACATCAATTGAGTGAGCAAGTTAGACAATTGTATGCAAAACTTCAAGAATCTAATCTAGAGAATATGTTCAAGAGATTAGATTACCTCTTTAAGGTAATTGAAAATGCTCATGCATTTAATGAGGAATTCGTTTCTAAATGTACTTCAGAAATAGAGTCTTTAATGACTCTTCCTGACAATGAAGATGAACCTAAAGAAGATTCAGGCCAATCCGAAAATTAAATATATGAATAGGAAAGCTAATAATGTTATTAGAATTCCTACTTCACTAGATGGTAAATTTTTTGAGTACTGGTTTAAGTTTCTTAGACCTTTCCATAATTTAACAGACAGAGAAATAGATGTTATTGCATGTTTTGTAAAACATAGATATGAGCTCAGTAAAGTTATCAAAGATAATGACATACTTGATAAAGTTACTATGAGTGAAGATACTAAAAGAAAAGTGAGAGAAGAGTGTAATATAACTCTTCCTCATTTTCAAGTAATTATGGGAAAGCTAAGGAAGAACAAGGTAATAATAAATGGTAGAATAAATCCTAGATTCATACCTAATATAGAGGAAGGATGTAATGCTTTTCATTTATTGTTATATTTTGAATTAAAATGAGGTATGAAGACATTTTGAATAAAGTTGCTATAGATTTAGGTATCCCAATTGAAGTAGTAAAACTAGCCTATAAATCTTATTGGGAGTTCATAAGGCAAACTATTCAATCCTTACCATTGAAGGATAATCTAAGTGAAGAGGAATTCTCTAAATTAAGAACTAACTTTAATATTCCAAGCCTGGGAAAACTATCTTGTACATTCGATAGAATGACTAGGATGAAAAAGAGATTCGAATATATAAGTAAATTAAGAAAGAAAGATAAATATGATTAAAGTAAAAAAGATACGTCCTATGTTCACTACATTAGTGACTACCATGAATAAGTATGAGAATGATGTAAAAACCTCTACTGGCCTAATAGATACAAGTAGACAAAAAGGGACTCTAAAAGAATATCAGACAGTACTTGCTGTAGGAGACTCAGTAAGAGGAATTAATGTAGGAGATATTGTATGTATAAATCCTTCTAGATTTGCAGTTAAAAAACATAAGGAGGGATCTTTAAAAGATGGTATTGTTACTGATAATCCAGTTGTAACCTTCAATTTTGACATAATCGAACTGGATAATAAGCAATGTTTACTACTTCAAGACAGAGACATTGATTTTGTAATTGAAGATTATGAGGAAATTCCAGATGTGGCTCCTTCAAATATAATCATACCTAGGAAAAAGAAAATTCTTTCCTAAATTCAGGAAGGCCAGTCAGTTAGTTGGCTGGCCTTTCTTTTATTTTTTTTTCTTTAATTTTCTTTATTTATGAGTATAGAAGATATTATAGAGTCTTTGAATAGGTACATACGTCTAGAAAGAAATGAACAAGGGATCTCTGTTAACAGCCATCTGGTTTTGCAAAGAATTGTAGAGCCTAATTCGACATTTAAATCATATAAGAAGTATGAATGGATAGTGTGGCTCATTGACAATGATTCTAAATATAAAATTGTCATAGTTTCTCTTACAGAAAAAGTTCTGAAAGATCAAGAAGAGGGAATAAATAAGAGATTATGTAATTCTTTATTAGAAGCTCTTTTTAGATTTATAAGAACTGAGGATTACAATCAAATAGTAAATGGTAATTATAAGGGAGGAAGTCTATGAGGTTATTAAAATATGAAGGATTTAAATTGACATTTGAACCGGAGTTACTTACCATAAAAGTCTTTAAGAAGCTTCATCAGAGAGATAAAACCAAAGATAAAAGTAAATTTTTACAGGAGTTAGGGTATATATATTTTTTTGTAGATCCTAGATCTGATTTTCAAATATATACTGATGAAGAGGAGAGACATAAAAAGATATTAGAAGGTATAGGAGTTTCTGACACTTGGAAGATAGATAAAGATTTACAAGAAGCTATAGATTATTATGCTAAATTCAAACCGATATCAGCTCTGTTATTAGATGATACTAGAGCTATGATTAATGGATACAGAAGCAAGTTAAGAGCTTTAACAGCTACTATGGCTGATCTGGATGTGAAAGAAACAAAAGATGTAGGAAGTATAATAAAGCAAATACCTTCTCTAGTAAAAGATTTAGATGAAGCTGAAAAGGCAATTACTAAGGAAATTGCTTCAAATGATAGAGTAAGAGGTAGTGTAGAAAAATCCATGTATGAAGATCTTATACTGTAGCATATTTTATTATGGATGAAGAAGTATTAATACAAACTAATGAATATCAAACTCCTATAACCAGAGAACTTTTATCTAAATATCCAGATGAAGTGGTAGAGCAATTTATGGACTTCATTTCTACAGTTCCTTTTATTCAGAATCTTATTTCTCCTTCTAGACCAAAAATAGAAGATTTACCCAGAGATAAGTATAATAGAGCTATTATAGATATAACTAACCCACCAATATATAAAGATGCAGATTATTTCAGGCAATCTGCATTGTATTTTCTAAAAGAAGGGGTATATACAAAACTTATACCTAATCCTAATCCTAATAGTGAGTATAGAAGATTCTGGGATAGAGAAATAGATAGATGCTATAATGGTCTTCTAAGGGAATCTGATGGAATGTGGATTCCAGGATATTTATATTGGTTCCTCAATTATTGTCCAATGATGATAAATGAATATCAGAAGGGCAAAAAGAAAGCTATAAGAAAGGAGGGATTCGGGCTATTCTTTGAAGGAATTTGGCTACGGTATCTATACCTTAATGACGCCAGAGAAGAAGGCCATCATGCTGCAGAGCTTGCTAAGAGAGGTTGTAGTAAAAGTTACTCATTGGCATCTATAATGTCAAAAAATTTGATAATAGGGGAGTCTGTGGAAACTCAAAGAAGAAATATTACAGTTCTCACAGCATACCAAAAGGAGTATCTTAGAGATGATAAGGATGGAACTTTAAGTAAGTTTGTTCCTACTTTATCTCACTTGTCAAAATACACTCCATTTCCTAGACTAATGATTAAACAGTCATCTAATGAGATGACCTGGCAAATGGGATATAAGGATGAGTATGGGAAACTTCAAGGGTCACTAAATATGGTTATGGGGGTATCTGCTAAAGATGACTCCGATAAGTTAAGAGGAAAGAGAGGTTGGATATTATTTGAAGAGTTTGGTAACTTTAGTGGACTACTGGAGCTTTACGATGTTACTAGAAAATCAGTAGAAGATGGTGATTTTACTTTCTCTCTAATGTATCTTGTGGGTACAGCCAACAATAAAGAATCTAATTTCCAGTCTGCTAAAACTTTATTATATGCCCCCAGTTCTTATAATATAAAAGAAGTAAAAAATGTATATGATAAGAAAGGTCAAGGAAAAGATTGCTTCGCATATTTCTTTCCGGCTTACTTAAATAGAGCAGGATGCTTTAATGAAGATGGAATATCGGATGTAGTAATGGCCCTATTACAAATATTGAATAATAGATATAAAGCAAAATATGGGGCTGATCCAACCTCAGTATTAAGAGTAATAGCAGAAGATCCTATTACTCCTGCAGAAGCTATTATAAAGGTAAAAGATGCTTATTTTAATGTACAAGCTCTTAATGAGAGAGCTTCTCAATTGGATAAAAATCCTAGCCTATATAATGATATATATGTTGGTGAATTATATATTGATGGAGAAGGAGAAGTAAAATTCAGACCAACTGATAGTACTCCTATACGGAGTTATCCAGTTGATAATGATACTAAGGGAGCATTGGAGATATATGCTATGCCTGAAAAGGACAGATCTGGTAAAGTATTCAATAACAGGTATATTATAGGAGTAGACCCTGTTGATAATGATGTAGCTGAATCCTCTTCATTATACTCATGCTTTGTATTCGATTTATTTACTGATACCATAGTAGCTGAGTTTACTGGAAGAAATCCTTTTGCTGATGATAATTTTGAGATAACAAGATTATTATGTTTGTTCTATAATGCAAGATGTTTGTATGAGAGTAATAAGAAAGGAATATATGCATATTTTAAAGTTAAAAGAAGTGTTCATCTTTTAGCTGAAACTCCAGAGTATCTTAGAGACAAACAACTTATAAAGTACAGTAATGTTGGATCTAATGCATATGGAGTAAATGCCAGTTCTGCTATTAATAATTATGCTAATTCTTTATTAAGAGATTGGTTTAATAAATTAGTTCAGATATCAATAGAAAAAGAAGATGGAACTTATGATCAAGTAAGTGTTCCTGTAATACATACTTTAAAAACAAGAGCTTTAATAGAAGAGGCTATACAATTTAATCCTGAAATCAATGTAGATAGAATAAGAGCTATGGGAATGGTTATGATATATAGACAAGAATATATTATAAGATATGGTGATAATATGAATGCTGAGTCTAGAGAAAAATATGATGAGGACGATTTAAGTAATGATCCCTACTTTAGAAATAACTACGATCTTAGATTTGGCAGTAAATTTAGCTAAAAAGAATGTTAGGAATTAATAAACTACTTATATTATTGTTTTAGAAAGCAGTTTCACGTAACTTTGTAAAGAATAAAATGAATCAAATATGTCTGAATTAATAAATTTACCTCCACAGCAATTACCATTCTCCAAGAAGAATAAGAAGTGGAGAAAGGCACATCTTGATTGGGCTGACTCTAAAACTTTCTTCAACTATAGTCTTGTAAGAAAATCTGTAATTCATAAAAAGATCAATTATGACCTTTTGAATGGAAAACTTCATATGTCAGATATAGAATTAATGTTGAACCCTGATAGTATAAAGGCTGGATTTGTTCCAGATAGGATTCAGCATTATCCTATTATGAATAGCAAATTAAATGTGTTAAGAGGTGAAGAATCTAGAAGAGTCTTTGATTATAGAGTAATTGTAACTAATCCAAATGCTATCTCTGAAATAGAGAATAATAAGAAGGAAGAGCTATTACAGAACCTACAGAAACTAATGGCTGATACATCTAAATCTGAGGAAGAATTTAACCAAGAATTAGAAAAACTTGATGATTATTATACCTATGAGTGGCAAGACATGCGGGAGATAAGGGGGAATGCTATTCTTAATCACTATGTTAAAGAATATAATATCCCATTATTATTCAATAATGGCTTCATGGATGCAGTCACTGTAGGTGAAGAAATATATCAATGTGATATTGTTGGGGGAGAGCCTGTAATAGAAAGACTTAATCCTTTAAAGGTTAGAATATTCAAATCAGGTTATTCTAATAAAATAGAAGATGCTGATATAATTATAATAGAGGATTATTGGAGCCCTGGTAGAGTTATAGATACATATCATGATGTCTTAAGTAAAAAAGATATTGAATATATAGAGAATATCCCTGACCATATTGGTCAAGCATCTATTGATTCAATGGATAATATAGATGAAAGATTTGGATATGTAAATAACCATATGGTAGGAGAAGAGATAAGTACAGATGGGTTCTATTTTGACCCCTTTAATCTATTCTCAGATTCTATCTCAAATTCTTTACTCCCTTACGATCTAGCAGGCAATATTAAAGTGCTAAGAATGTATTGGAAATCTAGAAGGAGAATAAAGAAGGTTAAATCCTATGATCCAGAGACTGGGGAAGAAGTTTATAATTTCTTTCCTGAAACTTACATTATAGATAAGGATAATGGAGAGGAGGAGCAAATATTTTACATAAACGAAGCTTGGGAAGGTACTAAGATAGGAACTGATATTTATGTAAATATGAGACCTAGAGTAGTACAATATAATAGATTATCTAATTCATCTAGATGTCATTTCGGTATTATAGGAAGTATATATAATCTTAATGATAGTAGGCCATTTTCTTTAGTCGATATGATGAAGAGATATAATTATTTCTATGATGTTATTCATGATAGACTGAATAAGATAATGGCTAGAAACTGGGGAAAACTATTAAGATTAGATCTCGCCAAAATTCCGAAGAAATGGGATATAGAAAAATGGATGTATTATGCCAAAGTTAATGGTATAGCAGTTGAAGATAGCTTCAAAGAAGGTAATATAGGAGCTGCTAGTGGAAAACTTGCAGGAGCTCTTAATAATTCCTCTTCTGGAGTAATAGATGCTGAGTTTGGAAATTCTATTCAATCACAGATTAACCTTCTTGAGTTTATCAAGATGGAGATGTCTGAGGTGGTTGGGATTACTAGACAAAGAGAAGGACAAATAAGTAATAGAGAGACAGTAGGAGGAGTGGAAAGAGCTACCTTACAATCTTCTCATATAACTGAATGGTTGTTTGTTGTACATGATGATGTAAAGAGACGAGTATTAGAGTGTTTTCTGGAAACAGCTAAGATAGCTTTTAAGGGAAGAAGTAAAAAGTTCCAATATATTTTATCAGATAATTCCATGAGAATTATGGATATAGATGGGGATGAATTTGCAGAAGCTGACTATGGTTTAGTTGTTGACAATAGCCAAGGTACTCAAGAATTAGCACAGAAACTGGACATGTTAGCACAAGCTGCTTTACAAAATCAAGCATTATCATTCTCTACAATCATGAGATTATATAATTCTAGTTCTTTAGCTGAAAAGCAGAGATTAGTAGAGAGAGATGAACAAGCTATACAAGCAAGAAATGCCCAAGCTCAACAGCAACAATTACAGACTCAGCAACAAATAGTCCAATTAGAGAATGAACAGAGATTAGCTGAGATGCAGCAGAAAGAACAAGCTAATATAAGGGATAATGAAACTAAAATCATTGTGGCTCAGATACAGGCTAATAGTAAGGAAGATGGAATAAGTGAGCCTGAAACTGATGATGATAGAGCTAATTTAAGAGAGAAAA